GAGGAAAGTCAAGAACCACCTTCTTATATGAACGTGTCAAATCTACAGGCAATGAAAGCAAATCTTGAATACTTGCTAACACAAGTTACTGAGGAAACTGATGTGGGAAACTGGGCCGAGGACCATATTTCGGTTGCGGCACATGAACTTTCCCAGGTTGCTGACTATTTTCGTTCTAAGGAACAGGAGATGAATCATGGCACCAATCCTACTCAGTAATTTACTCAATGAAGGTTCTTGCGGATATTCCGAAATGGCACCCGCAACAAAATCAGCATCAAATGACGGTGATGTAGCTCCAGAAACCGGAATGATGACCTCTGATACCGACACCATTCCACGAGAAAAGTCTGATAAGTTGTTCAAGGCACTTAAGCTTGATAAAACTAAGGTGAGTCCCGAACAGTTCCATAAAGGCATAAATGTGGAACTAGAACACAACAATGTTACGCACGGCGATCTCAAAAAAATTGCTCTTCTTACACTTGCACATCTTGGTGAAGATTCGGCATACTATACTAAATTGGCCAAAAGTTTAACAAAGCGACCGTATCAAAAATGATCCATGTTGGAAAGGATATAAAATGGTAGGTCAAAAAAAGAAGAACGGTCGCGATGTGCCTAACTGTGTACCTGAATCTCGTATACCTTTGATGGGAGAACTTCTTGGTGAAGACAAGCCGGCTAAGGGTAAAAAATGGAAAACAAATGGGGTGTCTCACGGTCAGAAAGGTGTAAAAATCTCTCCAGGAACATCGCGCGGTGACGCTTATTGCGCTCGTAGTTATGGTATCAAGGGTAACTGGAAAAATGACCCTAAGAGTCCAAACCGACTTAGCCGTAAAAAGTGGAAGTGTCGCGGCAAGAAGTCCATGAAGTAATTGAGGAATTATGGCCCCACAAAATCAAGGATTGTTTCCACGACTTCGTAAATTATTCTCACAAGGCGTAGTAGTACGACACGTTGGAGGCAAAAAACTCAAGGTAGCCGACACCGACTATATTCAATCATACTTGTCCAATGCGTACAAGGACCGATATAGTCGTATTTTCAGTGCATCTAATATGGGAGGTAACAGCCTAAACAATCAGTATGGATTGAATATGGCTTACCAAACCCAACGTATCATGCTATTTCGCGAGTATGATATTATGGATAGCGATCCAATCATCAATTCTGCGCTCGACATTTATGCCGATGAATGCACATTGATGAATGAATACGATGAAATGTTGACTATTGAGTGTGATGATGAGAACATCAAAGAAATTCTTCACAACCTATTTTATGACATCATCAACATCAACTTTAATCTATACCCGTGGGTTCGTAATCTGTGTAAGTATGGTGATCAGTTTATCTTCCTAGAAATTGCGGAAGAATATGGTATTATCAACGTGCAACCACTTTCTGTATATGACACAATTCGTGTAGAAGGCGAAGATCCGAACAATCCCAGATACACATATTTTCAGAGTATGGGAATGACGGGTCAGAAAATCAAGTTTGAAAACTACGAAGTTGCTCACTTTAGATTGATGAGCGATTCAAACTGGCTGCCGTATGGTAAAGCTATGGTTGAAGGCGCACGACGTGTTTGGAAGCAACTTACTTTGATGGAAGACGCTATGTTGATTCACCGAATCATGCGTGCTCCAGAAAAGCGAGTCATCAAACTTGATATTGGTAATATTCCGCCGGCCGAAGTTGATGCTTACATGCAGCGTATTGCTGATAAGATGAAAAAAGTGCCGTTTATTGACCCATCCACCGGCGATTATAACTTGCGATACAACATCATGAATATTTTGGAAGATTTCTATATTCCTGTTCGTGGTGGTGATAGTGGTACCGATATTAGCAATCTTAGTGGTTTGGAATTCAATAGCATTGAAGATATTGAATATCTACGTAACCGTATGATGGCTGCGCTCAAGATTCCAAAAGCATTTTTGGGATATGATGAAAGCATCAACGGTAAGCTTACTCTAGCGGCCGAAGACGTTCGATTTGCTCGTACCATTGAACGTATTCAACGTATTCTTGTTGCTGAATTGACAAAAATTGCTATTATTCATTTGTATGCTCAAGGTTTTGAAGACGAAGAACTTGTAAGTTTCAATTTGAAGCTCACGGTTCCATCCACAATTTACGAACAAGAAAAAATCAACTTGTGGAAGGAAAAAGTTCAACTTGCCAGCGACATTCAAAATCTCAAGATGTTGGGATCTGACTGGGTATACAAAAATGTGTTCAATTTCAGTGAGCAAGAAATTGAAGACCAGCGAGATATGGTTGCTGAAGATGTCAAGCGTACTTTCCGTTATACACAGCTTGAAAGCGGTGAAAGTGATCCCGAAAAATACGGCTTCCCACAAGATAAGCAGCCTGATACGGGTGGTGAGGATATGATGGGAGGTGATATAGGTGGAGGAGAACCAGGCGGCGCTCCACCAGGCGGGGGCTCGTTCGGAGAGGCTCGTATGGGTCGCCCTAAGACCGGCCCACGATACGGACAAGACGCCCACCCGAGGGGAAGAGATCCACTTGGATTTAAGGAGCGCTACAAAGTCATTCAAAGTTCTGAAAAGAAGCGTAAAAACCCACGTAAGAGTCCACTTTCTTTAGAAATGAAGACTTCCATTGATAAAAAGCTCGGACGGTTACCAATTTCTACCCCCAAGGTTCTTTCAGAAAGCCATACCGATTCCGACGCGGGAACTTTTCTCGATTTATCAAACATAGATAATGACATTGTTGAAGAATAAGTTGTATACTTATTGGGTGTGAGAAGAATATCGGGTCACTTATACCTGACACTCACGGAGCGATAGACATGATTTCTGGCATTTATAAAATACGCAATATTGTCAACGGAAAATGTTACATAGGTAGTAGTAAAAATATACATAAACGTCTGTTGACACATAGAAACAATCTGTGTAAGGGCACACATAAAAATAAACATCTACAAAATGCTTGGAATCTATATGGCGATACAAGTTTTGTATTTGAGATTGTGGAACTTACAAATAAACTATTTGAAGTTGAACAACATTATCTAAATACAGAATCAAACTTGTATAATATTGCAGTATGTGCGGATAATCCTACGCGAAATAGAAAATTAACAGAAGAACACAAGTCAAAATTGCGGAAACCGAAAACTTCATCCGTAAATATGGGTAGGAAACCTGGATACATTCATACTGATGAATTCAAACGGAAGATTTCTAGTAAACTTAAAGGTAAAAAATATAACGTGGACCGTCGAGGAAGTTTGTCGTCAACAAAAAAATTAACTGAGTTTGATATAACTTCCATTAGAATGATGTATTCCACGGGTCTATACACCCACAAGCAACTGGCAAATATGTTTGGATTAAATTCGGCAACAACTATCGGGAATATTATTAACCTAAAATCATGGAGCAATGTATAATGACCACTCGTTCCGTGAATATAGGCCACTCAAAAGTTAAAAATACGGGCGTACTTTTTGAAATTCTGGTTCGTCAGATCACATCTGATACACTAGAAGGTCGTCCTGATTCATCGGCATTGAACATTCTGAAAAAGTATTTTAGTGCCAATCGAGAGCTCGGCAAAGAATTACAACTTTATCAGGCTGTATTCAATGCGCCGAATCTAAATGAATCCCGAGCATTGCAATATCTTGATATGGTCATCAAGCAGAGAAAAAAGCTTGATGAACGAAAGCTTGCCGCAGAAAAATATGAACTCATTAAGGAAGTAAAGAATTACTACAACCTTGAGGAATTTTTGTCATGCAAAATTCCTTCCTATAAGCTCCACGCATCAATTTATAAGACGTTCATGACCGAAGCAAAATACGGCGGAGACACGATCATGAATATTCAAGACGTGGCTTCCGCTCGTTTTACTTTGATTGAACATCTTATTGGTACTGGTCGTAAGAATACTAAAAAAGAAGAGTCGGTACTTCTCGAAGAATTCAAGAATCAAACAGAAGATCTACGTCTATTGACTTACAAGATCATGATTGACCGATTTAACGAAAAGTATGAAGACCTCAATGACAAACAAAAATCACTATTACGTGAATATATCAATGACGTTTCTGGTACTAACACATTAGCAAATTACATTGCAAATGAAGTACCGACTCTTCGTAATAGTATTCAAAAGAAGAGCAATCGCCTCACCGATCGCGTTATGCAAATCAAAATCAATGAGGTCATTTCTCAACTATCTAACATTGGTAAGAATCGCGGCATAAAAGATAATGAAATTACTGCTCTGATGATTGCTTATCAAATTGACAAGGAGCTCGACAATGAGTAATTCCGTGCTAAAGAAGCTCATTCGTGAGCTTGTTGAAGAAGAATTGCAAGAAATATCTACTTCTGACGGTGCCGGTCCATATATGAGCAAGTTTGCTTTTCGAGGCAATTCCGCAGAAGGCAAAGCTAAAGCAAAGAAGATTGCAAGTCAAGCTGGCTATGAACCTGTAGAAAAAAAGCCTGAGACGGCTGATAAGGAAGGTGATCCTGAAGAACGTGTAGTATCATATGGCGATAAAGGCAAAGGCGGCCTCAAGAAGCCTGCCAAGGAAAAGGTGGTTCAAGAAAACCGTTACACAGAACTCAAGACGGCCGATGGTACACCAACACGCAAGATTGCTGAAGCTGTACGTGAAATTAACCGACAGATCAGCGAAATTGACCGCGTAGTAACATTGAATTCACGACTCAAGCGTGAATCAGGGCTAGAAGGGGGTAATCTTTACAAAAATACCGTAAAGAGTATTACTCGTCTTGAATCAAAGCTACAGAATCTTTCGGCTAAACTCCGCGAACTAAAGGCTTAATATGAGTCAGCTACTTGTTGAGTATTTTCCATTACAATACGATCAGTCCCAGATTCTTGCTGAGGCCGCAAATCCTCATGCAACAATTAAGGTCAAAGGTATTTTACAACGTGCAAATGCCAAGAATCAAAATGGTCGTGTATATCCAAAAGAAATTCTCGTTCGTGAGAGTCAAAAATATGATGGTGAGTTTATCAAGCAGCGTCGAGCGCTTGGAGAACTTGATCACCCCGAGTCTACGGTAGTCAATCTTCGTAATGTCAGTCATAACATTACCGAAATGCACTGGGAAGGTGATAATTTGATGGGTACAATTGAAATTTTGTCTACTCCCTCAGGCAACATTGTAAAGGAATTGATGAAGAACGGTATTCGTCTTGGTGTATCTAGTCGAGGCGTAGGTTCGGTTCGTAATCTCGGAGAAGGCACGGTTGAAGTTGATGAAGATTTTAACTTGATTTGTTTTGACATTGTATCGAATCCATCTACTCAAGGTGCATTTTTGAATGAAAATGCGGGACATCAGCCTGTAAACCGTCGTTATGAGACACTTGATCGTCTTGTATATGATTTTCTTGCAGAGATCAAACCATGAAAATGAAATTGACTGAATTACGTCAAATTATCTACGAAGAACTCAAGCGTAGATTGTTCGAGTTTGATGTTAAAGATATGCCCGCCGGTACTGCATGGAAAGTTGCCGGTAAAGGTTGGGCTGCAAAGAACAAGAATGGCGTTACAAACTATTGGTACGGTAAGGATATGAACAAAAACAAGGAAAACGCCGAAAAGTTCCGTAACGATACCACTAGAAAGCCTACTCAATAAGGAGACATCTCATGCCGGCTCAGTCTAAGTCACAACAGAGATTTATGGGTTTGGTTCACGCTTTCAAGAAAGGTGAGTCTCCTGATGCCTCTGCTGCCATAAAGAAGGCAGCCGGCAGTATGTCCGATGATGAGGCAAAAAAGTTTGCATCCACTAAGCACCAGGGATTACCCGACAAAGTAAAAGGTAAAAGTATGTTTGGACAAGTAGTAGGTCAATACAATGAATACGGCGATACGCTTCGTAGTTCATTCTCGATGAGAGAAATGGCTGAAAAGCTTATGGATATTGCTGATTTTGCTGAGCAGACGCTTACCAACGAAACCGCTGGTAATGATTGGTATGATGCCCATACGATTCGTCGTAACGTTAAAGAAATGCGAGCATATGTAAAGGAATTCCATAAGCTCGCTGAAGAATATGATACCATTCGTACTCGTGCTACGGCATTGTATGAT